AAACTTATAAAGGAGTTTGCAAATGGAGCTAATAATATTAAACGATGGCCTGTATCAACTGATACCGGTAACAAAAAAAATGTTAGAGGGCGTGGTGATAACACAAGAGATTGATTGTTTTGATCTATGCGAAATATTAAGATTAAAATTAACCGGGTATGTAGATACTTTAAATTTACATATCATGAATAATAACACAGGAGCTTTTTTTGGCTGTATGTGTAGATAAAGAACTGAAAAGGACCTCCGTCCAAGTAAAGCCTAGCGCTAGCCTCTGTACGGCAACCTATGAAGCGGTAAGTAACCGTGGAGGTGTGGAGCCTTTGCTCTCCTGGGAGTACGTGCACGGAAACCAGGAGGGTTGATATGAAAGAAGTTATAAAATATCCCGATACATTTCTACGTCAGAAATCACGTGTAGTGATGTTGCCTCTATCAGAACAAGATAGAGATTTGATAGAAGATATGTCTCTGACCATGTACAAAGAGAATGGTATAGGTTTAGCTGCGGTACAGATAGGATATTTAAAAAGAATTTGTGTACTTGATATAAGTCCATCAAGAGCGAATCCAATTGTGATGATCAATCCAATTGTAAAAAATAAATCAGAAGAAACTTTGACTATGGAAGAAGGATGTTTATCTGCTCCTGGTAAAGTTGGAAAGGTAAAAAGACATTTAAGATTGACCGTAAACTATTGGTGTAAACATGAAGAAGAACATGAAAAGACTTTTTATGATTTACATGCGCAGGTGATACAGCATGAGCTAGATCACATGGACGGGAAACTTTGTGTAGATTATGACAAACATTAGTGTTGCAGATGTTGGCTATATTGCTGGCTTATTTGATGGAGAAGGGAGTCTACATATACGTAGAGGATGGGAAAAGAAAAAGAAACATAAGAATAAACCTGGATATCGTATGTCTAATTCTATGAGAATTAGCATGGAGATATCGATGACCGATGAGATGGTGATACGCTGGGTCCACGAGATACTTGCAGTTGGAACTGTGATACGTCGGGACATAAAAGGTAAAACTAAATCAGGTGGTAAATTTAAAACACAGTGGCGTTGGCGATGTACTTTTAGAGATTGCTATTATGTATGCAGATTGTTATGGCCACATGCGAAAGTAAAATTACCGAAATTAGAAAAGGTAATTGATCACTATGAACCAGAATATATAATGAACGAAAAGGTAGTAAGCTTACATGAGTACAGACAAAACATGGACATGGAATAAACTTTATCATTACCCGCCGTCGACTCGTAGTACGACAGACGGACTTAGAACTTATGATGTTGGTAATGAGAAGCTGCCGAGTGTAACAACGATACTTGGTAAAACTAAAAGTCCGGAGGCGCAAGAATCTATAGCCAGGTGGCAAGCGAAGGTTGGCATGGAGCAAGCGACAAGGATCAAGGAACAAGCGGCTAGCAGGGGTACAAACGTACACATGCATCTAGAAAAATATATTTTAGGGGAAGGCCATCTTGATTTAACGCCAGAAGGTAAAACTGCAAAGGCAATGTCCGATACAATAATTAGTAAAGGATTCAATGATTTACAAGAAATTTGGGGAAGTGAAGTGGTTATTCATTACCCAGGTTTGTACGCAGGAGCTACAGACCTTGTTGGAGTCTATGACTATGAAGATAGTATTATAGATTTTAAACAAAGTAATAAACCAAAACGTAAAGAGTGGATTGAGGATTATTTTTTACAGTTGGGTGCATATGCTATGGCACACAATTATGTATATAGAACTCAAATCACGCAAGGAGTTATATTGATGTGTACTCCGGATAATTATTTCCAAAAGTTTCAAATAAAAGGGAAAGAGTTTATCAAATATCAGCATCAATTTCTAGAAAGGGTTAGTAAATACTATGAAACAAAAAATAATTGATCTCGTTGAAAAGAAAATTTTAGCAGAGATGTATGTGGATGAGAAAAGTCTAAAGACAATGTTAGATATAGAAACGGGTGATGTACCAGCCGAGCAGCTAGACGCATTGTTGGTCAGAATACAGCAGCTTTTAGGCAAAGTTGCCATAAATCAAGATAAAATTATATTGTTACAGGATATTACAAACGATAAAGTGTGATATATTTGCAACAGTGTGTTGTTTAGAATAATTCTAAAATATAAAAATCTAGGTTTTATGCGGTTGATCACGAATCTATAGGTTTTTAAAAACTATGAAATTGTTAAAACAGCACTTTTAATTTACACGTGATCTCGTGATTTCGTGATCAGCAAGGAATACCAACGGTTTTAGGATTTACAGGGGCCGCGCGGGACTTTTGGGTACCAAAATCCAGCAAAAAATTCTAGAAAATGCTATAGGGTCTGATATGATAGGTAGAAATAAACATTGGCAAGAGCCATCCGACTGGATGAACGAGTTCAATAAGGTACACAACCCAGATTATTATTATGGCAAGAAAAAAACCAAGAAGAAGAAAACAAGTCGTCCCAAGTCAACCCAACGATATCCCGTATACAAAGTACAGGATTGAGTGGACCGATGCGTTATCCGATTCGGGTTGGGCTGATGACAGAGAGTTTACTAAAATGAAATTAGCTAAACCAGTTAATGAAGGTTGGTTATTTTCTAAAGATAAAGATTCTGTAAAAGTATTTGCGTCATATGATTTAGACCCTACTACAAAAGAAATGACATTTGGTGATCGTACTATGATTCCTACGTCTTGGGTTATTAAGATGACTAAATTAACTTAATGGAAGTTTAGGTTTTTTATCCTGTGGAGACTTTGTTTCTTCTTTTTTGTCTAACAACAGTGAGTTATCAGATACTATCGTATTGATTCTTTCATTCAATTCATCTTCAGATAAGTCTTCTATCTTACCNGTTCTAATAATTTTTTGTTCAATGTATAGACCGCCTACAGCACCACGTGCTTTNTCTGCGTTTGTTGCTGCAGAATATGATTTAGATTTTAGTGCTTCATCTCTAATTTTAGCTAGCTCTGTTAAGTGACCACCAAAAGATATATTGTGTTTTTTGTAGTTCTCTTCTCGTAGTTCTCCAATGTGTTTAACTACTAGTGGATAGTATTTTGGGTTTTGTAGCTCACTTGCTTTTTTACGAAGTGTTGCATTGTCCCCTTCATACCCTGCTTCTTTGGCACATTCATAGGCAAACTTATGGCCCTCATTGAATACCAATAGCTCTGCAAACTTACGTTGCATAGGTGTGAGTCTAGCGGGTAGNCCTGGTTTCTTCTTTGCTTCTATTTCTGACATGATTGACAATATAACCATAATATCTTATAAAATCAACTCATGAAAGATAAGCGTACATATACAGATTTGAAAGAACACGGCATAGATATATCCTACGAAAATGAAGTTAAGTTTGAGTCTGATGATCGAGGGAGCCTTGATCTTACAAGACAAATAGACATGCTAAAGAAACAAAAGGAATTCTTGCAAGAGAAATGCAGGCAGGCTGGTAAAGATATCAGAGAACTAAAAAGAGATAATACCTTGTTGTCTTATGATGTTGCTACATTAACTAACAGAATAAAGGATTTAGAAAACAATGCTAAAAGGTAGAGATTTAATTATGATCTTCGATAGATTCGTGGGTCCAAAGAAAGGGAGCTCGGTAGCTCAAGATGCTAGGGTGCAAGTTAAAACACCAGACGGAAGATTTTTTGACGTCCAAGGAATTAATTTAGTTGAAAATAAAATTATTGGTGCTAGAGAAACACACCGAATAGTGATTTCAACTCATGAAGAAGTAGCGAAAATGGGCTCACCAATTAAGCTTTTGTAAACATCTGTTACCGTCATTATTTTGATGAAACCTGAAACAAAATTATGGCATGAATTTAAAAAAGTTACTACTGATATTTCGTGGACTAGACTTGAAAATACTAGCGTATTTGGTACTCCCGATCTATTGGGGTATAATAGTTTTGGCAAGTTTTTCACTGTTGAGCTGAAGGTAACATCCGGTAACAAAATCCGTTTTTCCCCACATCAAATTGCGTTCCATGTGAAGCATCCATTGAGTAGTTTTATACTTGCCAAGAAGCCCAGTCAGGGCTCCTGTAAATTGTTTCCAGGTACCTGTATCTTGGATCTTGTATCAGAAGGATACAAGATGCCTGCTGCTTGTGACTCTGAGCTTGTAGCTTGTGGCTTATATCTATCTAATCTTCGCTAGCTTGTGGCTTGTTGCTTGTAGCTTGTGACTTATGCTTGTTGCTTGATGCTTGTGGCTTGCTGCTTGTAACTTTAGGCGCACGCCCCTGTCCGTCCGTCGACGTGTCATCGGGGCTAATGGCCTCCTTCACTCGTGAAGCTCTTAATTTTTTGTAGTAGCTAGGGTGCCTGAACATTAGTGTTTCCCGTAGCTAACGTTGCTGTAGTCTCTGTTCCAACATTGTCTACAGTCCCTGCACTCGTTGCCTTGAGAAGCAGCGGGGCAGGTATGATAACCTTGATCAATTACTGTAGAAGTCCACGGCCAGCTCTTCACTGGTCCCTGGTTTATCATATGCGAGGACATACGAATGATTAAATTTGATGGCACGTCTGCAGGTGAGATGTGCTTCAGGATCTGCGCTTCCCTCGTTGGCAGCCAGTGGCTGGTCTCAGGTGTCAACCTGCAGACCTCGAATATTTTGTTTAAATGGTCCAAGCTCTGGATGTCTCCGNNGTCATGCCANCTNAACCANGGCTGCTTGTCGATTAATACAACCATTGCTTGCACCCA